CGAACGCTGCTATTACCCAGAAGATTATGGGCATGCATATTGCCGGAATTACGCATATGAATAAAGGCATCTCTGTAGCTTTGACTCGACAAATCATTGATCGATTGATGAAACATTTTCAACCAATCAGTCAATATGGACACGAAATTGTACCCCTGGATGTTAATCCCGATATTTTGAAGGAAAATGGAACTTTCTTGATTTACGGAACGGAACCCGGACGCAGAATTATGGGAAGTGTTAAGACCGCTCTCGAAAAATCGCCAGCTTATGGAAAATTGATTGAAAGCCCTAACAAACCCGGATATTTGCGCCCATTCACGGATGAAAATGGAACGACTATTGACCCTATGACCTTGCAACGGAACAAATATGGCGTTGTGAGACCTTATGTCCCACAACAACGTGTTGATGCTGTTTATGAGGCGATGAGTGTGTTTTATCAACGTGAATACATAAGCTCACCTGCTCACTATAAACTACCATTGACACGCGAGGAAACCATCATTGGAATTAATGGAGACCCATTTATCAATGCCATTAATAGACAGACTGCCCCTGGATATCCTTATACGTATGAAAAGGAAGGAAAGAGCGGTAAGACTAAATGGTTTGGTGATGGAATGGATTATGATTTGACAAACGACGCATGTAAACAACTCATGGCTGATGTAGATGAACTCGCCCAGTGTATGATCGATAACGTTAGACCCCGCATTATCTGGATTGACACATTGAAAGATGCTAAAATCCCGATCGCTAAGGCTAACGTAGGAAAAACTCGATTATTCACCGCTTGTCCATTACATTATACCATCTTGTTTAGACAATACTTTTTACCATTCATTGCTCACGCTATGCGAAATAGAGTTCAAAATTCTATTGCCGTTGGGATCAACCCAATGTCACCGGAATGGGACCTATTAGCTAAACGACTCAAACGAAACGGAAAACATGTCATTGCCGGAGATTACTCTAACTTTGACGGCACACTACCTGTACAATATGTGGAAGTCGCTGTTAAAATTATGGTTGACTGGTTCATGAGGAACTGGGACCAAATTGTAGCAACCGACAAAAACATTATCAACGGACACGAATTGGACTACGACGAATTTGAACAATTTCTGATGAAAGTGGGTATGGAGTGCATTAACCATCTACATATCGCAAACCACTCTGATTTAACTGGTGCTGCTTTAATATATTATGTTCGCAATGGAATCCCTTCAGGATGCCCTGCAACTGCTATATTAAACAGTATCGTTAATCACTGTTGTCTTGCCGATTCGTGGTTGGACATAATGGATGGAACGTCGTATGCTACAATGAACTCGTTTTTTGAGCATACTTCGTCTATTTTTTATGGTGATGACTTCATAATGAATATACGACCAGAGGTTATTGAT